TGAAGTAATAAACCCACTTGCCGAAATGGAAATTCCACCTAGGCAAATTTTTAGTAGCACTAAACCTGTGATGTGTGGAAGAGTAGATTCTATTTTAAATAATGTGTATGAAAAATATGGTGAAGTTCCTCTGCTTGTAGGAGAGACTGAAGTGGGTCAACCCTCAAACACTAAATCTATGGTTACATTAACATTTAATGATGCAACAGGAACCTTTACGTTTCTAGAAACAATGCCAGTAGAAGAAAGATTGTTTTGTGTATTATCATCTGGTAAAGCTAGACTTAAAGACAATTTAAAAACAGAAAGTGCATTGACTTTAAACTAAAAACATGGTATAAATATAATACAATTAAAGGATAATCAATTATGCTAACATTTAAGTCATACCTAAATGAAGATGTTATCAGTGCAAACCAGATTGACCATATGGAAAATAGGGTCAAAAAGGCAATCAGATTGCTAAAACCTGTCAGGAACGAGTTTATTCTCTATCGGTCATTTAATAAGAAATATCAAGGATTGCTAGACAAGGTGACTTCTACCAGAGCAGATGGGATTGCCCGTGGTGGTGCTGATATTGCTGATCAGCAAAAGCTGCTGTTGTCTATGGATATTAAAAACCCTATCTTTTGCACACATATACCAAGAGGTAGCACAATCTTTGGTAAACTTCATATGGTAATACCACCAGAGAATTTCACTATTCACTGGAGTCCTGATGTGAGCGATTTAGGCAGTCACGGTGGCATTCGGCCTGATGAGTTGAAACCTTCATATAAGCAAGACTGGCCTAACAAAAAGATAGAAAATGAAATCATAATGGATGCTAAATACTACTATCTATTGGATATGCCTGAGTTCGTGCAGAAGATTATGGGTAAAAAGCAATATGCTAAGTATTCCACGAACAAAATTATTCCTGGCACAAACGTTCGAAATCCCAGGCCATCGTTTAATCCTACTGGATTTGATAAGCAGTTCAAGAAATATAAAGACCTTGAGTGGTGGTTTGAGGAACGATTCATTGGTTGGTTAGCATTCAAGAGAAAGATGCTAGAAAAATAGTTATATATTATCATCTGGTAAAGCTAGACTTAAAGACAATTTAAAAACAGAAAGTGCATTGACTTTAAACTAAAAATATGATACTATATAGATTACAATTTGATGATACGAATTGAATGCTGAACTGGACTTGGGGGCAGTACCCAACGCCTCCACCATAAGTCCATTTGGACTAGAGTGGATTTATGATGGGGGCGAAATAGGATCGACAGGCAGAGATAGATGAGTGGAGAATTGTGGATTGACCGCCTTATAGGTCAAAAACACTAAACGCAAACGATAATGTGTTTATGGGAGATTTCGCACTAGCTGCTTAATCTTTCGGGGTTTGGGAGATACCTAGCAACAGAAATCTCCCACTTTATTATAAAGAGGATTAGTTATGAGTGATATCTTATGTTCTGGTGATTGTTGGACTGCTGGTAATAAACCAAGAGCTAGGTGGGATAAAGATGGTGATTTTATTGACCATACATTCCCCCTATGGCCTGAGATATTATCAGAAAAACTAGGAATGGGTTATACAAATCTTGGTTGTGGTGGTCGAGGTAATCAATGGATATATGATAGGATTATCGATAATTGGAATGGCGAAAAAATAATATTTGTTCAATGGTGTAAGTTTGCTATTTGGGATATTGGTGGACAAACCCTGATGATGAGTGAAATTATAAATTCTATGACTGAGGATTTTAAACAAGAAGATCAACAATTTACTGTTCATAGAAAAGACATAAGGGAAAAGAGATTAAAAATCTATAATACCTTCAAAGAATTAAACCTTACCGATATTTGGTATAATTTGCAATATAATATAAGAATTTTTAATGCATTCCAAAACTTTTGCGAGTTGAATAATATACAATATATTCAGGCGGTTAAGTTTGGACCTATATTTGATAAAATCAGTGTCGATGAACAGTCAAAAATTATGAATCTTCTTCCAAGATTGAAACGTTTAATCAATGAGGAAAACTTTATAGGGTTTCCAATTTTCAAAGAACTTGGTGGATTTACTTTATGTGATATATTGAGTGATATTGATCTTAATATGTATAGAGTAGGAGAGACTACAAATAGTAAGGGAAAAGAGTGGTTTGATCCAGGCCCGAATCATGAGGGTCATAAGATTATAGCAGATATATATTATGAGAAATGGAAAGAATTATATAAATATGGTATTGACAAATAGGTAATTCTATGTTATACTTAGTAATAATAAAGATTTAAGTGACGGGAACCTATTCCTATATCGACACTTGATGAGTTTGGTAGTTCTCTGTATAGGACTAAAAACTACCACTTTAAAGGTTGGAATACTTTCAACCTATTTGTAATGTTAAGGAAAACATTTAAATGACTACTACTACTACCCAGACTGCTAAAGTCGAAAACGCACTTGTAAATGGTGCAGAACTAACTGCAAAACAGATTTCGTCACGTTATGGTGTGAAGAATGTTCGTGCTGTTATTAGCCAACTACGTTCTGAAGGTCTTTCGATCTATTTGAACAAGCGTGTATCGTCTTTTGACGGTCAGACATATATGAAGTATGCTGTTGGTACTCCAACACGAGCAGTTGTTGCTGCTGGTTACAAAGCACTACGCACAGCGTAATGTTTAATGTGTGGTGACATAATACACCCGTGGGGGTCTAAGGTTAGCCCCCAACTTCTATAAACTAATAATTGGAATATAAGATGGATACTTCTAAAACCTTCTCATTAGAAATTGAAAGAATTGCTAAAGAAAAAAGGATTTCACATATGGAAGCCGTTCTTTGGTATTGTAATAAACAAGGTATAGAACCAGATACCGTAGGTTCTCTTATCTCTAAAAGTCTCAAAGAAAAGATTGAAGCTAATGCTCGTGAATTGAACTTTCTACCTCGACAAGCTCAACTACCTGTATAATGAGTAAGAGTTTTCTACAAGCAATCATAGTATTAGTTCCTACGTATATTACTGCATACATAACTGATAAAATGATATATGTTATTCCTATGTTAGCAGCTGTAAGTTTCATTGCTGCTAGTATTGGAAGTAACAAAACAATACGTAGAGTTGATGAAGACGGATTTAAAGACGATGGAACCAATTGATATTTATATAATGTATTGTGCAATGAAAGCTCACTTTTCTAAAAGAGACTATGACTTTCATAAGTATGGTGGTAAGACTAAAGTTTCCAGGGATTCTTTTTATAAGCGTAAAGATAGATTTTTCTTTGTAAAACTTTCAAAAAAATATAAAACTAAAACAGAAATTATGCACTATTATGTCTCCAACTTTATTAAAGATAAGAGGGGATATATTGCTAATTTTAATGATGAAAACTATAAATCGTGGTTACTTAAAAGAGATAATTTCTACGAACAATTTTTAATAGAGATGCGGCCATTCATAAAAGAATTTGAACCTCTATTTGAAGTTAAGAATGAGAATCACCCTAAATTATTAAAAGAGTTTTTAGGTGGTAGAGTATCATTAGAAACTATAATAATATTGGATGAGCTAGTTAAATATGGTAAAAAATGGGATGAACAATTAAAAGGCGATATTATATGGATTGATTTGAAAAAATTGATGGAAAATTACAAAGGGTTCTTGACAATTAACAAGAACTTGTATAAAATGAAACTATTGAAACTTATTGAGGAGTCTAATTAAATGGACGTTACAGTAGAATTGGGTGGTAATCCTACTATCCGTGAAGAAGGTTTTTTTGAATCTAAGGTTGTTAATCTTAGTGATAGGATTAAGTCTTTAGAGTATGAAAATGCTCTGTTGGTTAAAAATAACGAGGAGCTTCGTGAAAGAGTTACTAAACTTTCTACTCGTTTTAGTAACCAAAAGGGAAACCAACCAAGAAGGAATGATCGCTTTAGTAATAAGCGAGACTAGTGGTATGCTGGCATAGTTAAACGGTATAACGGTTGATTTGTAATCATCAGTTCGAGGTTCGATTCCTTGTGCCAGCACCATTAATATGAAAGAGAAAATTATGCATAATGAAGATAATCTATTAAAGAGAGTAACTATTGAGTATTACGAAGATATAACTGGAGTTGAAATGAACACGCCAGAAACAATTCGTATGATCAAAAAGAAAACCAAGACAGAAAACTTTTCTGTTGGTTCTAGTAAAGGTAATCCAGTAGTAACATATTTATCAGAGATTATTTAATATGGAAGTTGAATTAATTGATCATATGGGAAGTGATCTTTCTGTAGTTAATGCTGCAAGAGTATCATTTTCTAAAACATCTGAATGGGATTCTATTCCAGAAGGTGGTAAGGTAGAGGGGTTCTTAAAGCATGAGGATGAGCGCCTTATAGTATATCTTGCAAAACATAATCATTGGAGCCCCTTTGGCCACGCATCAATGCAAATCCATATTAAGGCTCCTGTGTTCGTTGCAAGACAATTAGTGAAACATCAAGTTGGTCTAGTGTGGAATGAAGTATCTAGACGTTATGTTGATAATGAACCTGAGCTCTATGAACCTACAGAATGGCGACTTGCAGCTGTAAATAAGAAGCAAGGTTCTTCTAATGAAACTGTAGAATACGATGTAAATTCTGCATATGAATTATGTAAAGAAACATATAATAATATGTTAAAAGAAGGAATTGCACCAGAGATGGCCAGAATGGTCTTACCACAATCAATGATGACTGAGTGGTATTGGAGTGGAACACTTATGGCATTTGCTCGTGTATGCAACCTAAGATGCAAACCAGATACACAACTTGAAACTCAAATTGTTGCAAATAAAATTGATGAGATAGGAAAAGAATTATTTCCTTATTCGTGGGAAGCTTTAAGAAATGGATAAAGCTTTAGTAATAGGTAATGGTGAATCAAGATCATGGTATAAACCAAAAGTATTAAATGATGTTGTCACTTGGGGTTGTAATGCAATCTACCGTGATGGTGATGTTGATAATCTTGTTGCCATAGATTATGGTATACAACAGGAAATTTATGATTCTAAATACCAAGATAGTCATACTTGTTGGTTTGCAGATTGGTCTATAATACCATCAGAGGTTGCAGAGATGACACTTATGGGATTTGAGGGCCCTGCATTTATTCATCGTAGTAAAAATAAAACTAGTAATTGTGTAGTGCAAGGAAAAGACCCAGCGACTATACAAGAAAAAATTGAAGAGGCCAAACTACTAAATGCAAATATAGATATGGAAGATATTGAAAAGAAATTTTCAAAAGATGTAGGTATCTGGATTACATATGTTGGTGATAATGACCCTGTTAGGTCTATAGACTATCCTAGAGGGTGGTCAGCAGGAACTACTGCATTATATCTCGCCTGTCAAGAAGGAGCAAAAGAAGTTTATATATTAGGGTTTGATTTATCTTCTCAAAATGAATCTTTGAATAACATATATAAAGGAACTAGTTACTATTTACCAGCAGATGCAAAGGGGTTCAATCCACAAAATTGGGTGAATCAGATGTTGGCTGTTTTTAGAGAGTTTAAAGATACTCAATTTTATTGGGTTGAACCTAAACACAATATTGGAAGTTCTACTGATAATATTGATATAAGGTACTTGACAAAAGCAGAACTTTGTGATACATTAAGTATACAATAATAAATCGCATATATTCACATAAGGAGAAATACATATGTCGTTACAAGCACTAAAAAAGTCCAGTTCATTGGACAAACTGCTCGGTGCAGTTCAAACCGAAAACGCACCACAAGAGAAAAAGTCTTATGCAGATGAACGTCTGTGGAAACCAGTGGTAGATAAATCAGGTAATGGTTATGCCGTTATTCGTTTTCTTCCAGCTGTTGAAGGTGAAGACCTTCCTTGGGTAAAGGTATGGAACCATGCTTTTCAAGGCCCTACTGGTCAGTGGTATATTGAGAACTCTCTCACAACCATTGGACAGAATGATCCTGTATCAGAGATGAACTCTGCATATTGGAACTCTGGTGTAGAATCCGATAAGGAGATTGCACGTAAACAGAAGCGTAAGTTGCAATACTTTGCAAATATTCTGGTAATCCAAGATAAAGCAAATCCTCAAAATGAGGGTAAAGTAATGCTCTATCGTTTTGGTAAGAAAATCTTTGATAAGTGTATGGAAGCAATGCAACCAGCATTTGAAGATGAGACTCCAGTAAATCCATTTGATTTTTGGGAAGGTGCAGAATTTAAATTGAAGATTCGTAAGGTTGATGGTTATTGGAATTACGACAAATCAGAGTTTGGTGCGCCTTCACCATTGTTTGATAATGATGATGAGATTGAAGCAGTATGGAACAAAGAGTATCCACTTGCAGAGTTTTCAGCTGAATCTAATTTTAAGTCTTATGATGAATTGAAGACTCGTTTGGGTACTGTTCTTGCGGGAACTACTACTGTAGGAAACGTGACTGCTTTAATGGAAGATGAACCAGAAAAGGCACCTTGGGTAGATACAAAGGAAGAACCAGCACCTGCTCCTGTTGCAACTGTAACTAAAGATGATGAAGATGATACATTATCTTATTTTGAAAAACTTGCAGAACAAGGTTAATTCATAATACACCAAAGAGCCCCCTGAGAAATCAGGGGGTTTTTCGTAAAGATATCAACCATAAATATTATTTGCCATAGAAGCTGCCGACGAAGTGTTTATTAATGATACTGGAGCACCAATAATACCCTGTTTGCTCTGGTGATTAACAACTGATGTTGGAGCATTAACTATATTTGTTCCAGTAAAATCGCCATCATCGTCACCTGATGTTGGAGCATTAACTGTATTTGCTGATCTCATTTTACGTAGTTCTGCTTCCTTTGCTGCTATT